TCACCTCGTAGGGGTGACCTTCATGCCCTTTCGCATACGGATGTACTGTTCTGTCATCCCTACGGTGGTGTGCCCAAGTTGGTCTCGTGCTTCTCTGATGCTCCCTGTTGACTCCTCTTTATCCGTGGCCGCTTTTGCTCGTAGGTCGCGCATCTGAAATTCTGCTTTTGGAATCCCGGCTGCTTCCCTGGCGTCATCGAACCTTTTTCTGAGCATGCTGGCCGTCATCGGCTGCCCAGAGTCGATCACTACCAGGCGTGTTGATCTGATTTTCTGTCCGGCCTTTCGCGCCATGATTCGATCTATTACGACTTTGAGCTCACCAATGATTTCGATCCTTCGTTTAGCCCCAGTTTTGCCTTGCTGGACGGAGAGCTTTCCGTCGTTTATGTCGCGCTCATCCATCTTCAATGTGTCAGCGACCCTCTGGCCTGTTAGATAGAACAGGTCCAAAGCATCTCTTAATGGTTGATCGGCATGCTGGTAGGCTCGGGCAAGGACTTCGTCTTCAACATATATGTCGCGACCGGTTTCTTTATTACCCTTCACGCCTGAGCAAGGATTTGCCAAGGATGTGTAGCCGTTCTCGCGAGCGAAGTTCCAAATGGAGCTGAGTAACGCTTTTTCCCGATTTGCACGAATAGGAGCTGCCTTACCGCGATGACGAAGGTACTGGCTGACATGTTTCGGTTCGATTGCTTCTAGAGGGGCCGGTGGGTCGTTGAAGAACAGGAGAAGATTTTTCAGTTCGCGCGCGTTGTCCTTTTGGGTGGCATGGGCTTTCGTGGGAACCACCTCATTCATATAAAGCTCGGCCACGTATGCAAAGGTAAGTACGGTTTGTGTCAGAGTTTGAGAAACGCGGCTTTTTTCGAGCTTTGCGTACTCCAAGATGGCTAGGCCGTAATCTGTACCCAGCGGGATTTCCTTGCGTGGTTTCCCGCCAGTGTCATAAAGGTAGTAGGTGGTGTTGCCGCGTTTTCTCTCGCGCAGGCGAGGAATGCTTCCCGGCTTTGTTGGTCTTCGCCCCATTTATCCCACCAAGCGTGGCTGCCACGTCGGAACTTCTGGTGCGTTTGTAGTTACCCCTGTTAGCGCCGAGGCAATCACGCAGGGCCAGCCGTTGCGCTTGATGGTGTGACGAATGCCATTACGCTTCAGTACAGTAATCTGACCAGCTTTAGTTTTGGCTCCAGTCAACTCGCAGACCTGCTCATGGCTAAGAAATTGAATGTTCATGCCGCCTCCTTGCCAGGAAATACAGAGCGCTTCGAATGCGCTTGCTGTGCGACTTTGCTGCCCTCGATTCCTGGTTGCAGCTGCGCAGCCATTGCAAGTACCTGTTCGCGCATAGATCGGGCATCACGCTCGAGCTTCTTGCCGGTACGGAAGGCGCTGAAGGTTTCGGCGGCGATCCGCAGCAACTCGCCGATGGCGACCAGCGTCTGGTGCTCGGCCGGGCCGAAGAGGGGGGCTGCTTCAAGTCGTTTGCAGGTTTGTGCCAAGCGAGTGTGATCGGCCCGGATGAACTGCAGGGAGGCTCGAAGCTCGCGGATGGTTTTGGCGCTTGCGGCGCGTTGGATGTCTTTACCCTCGCGCAGGCCGGTCTCCAGGCCATCGCTGCGGCCTATGATGTAACCGCCCCAGAGCAGCAGGGCGGCCAGAGCTATCAGGATGATCAGTGCACCGATTTGTATTGGGGTCATCATGTGGTGTGCTCCTAAGGTTGTCGTTGGCTGGTGGTGACAGCCGTCAGTGGTGTGGGGGCCGTTTGGCGTTGGCCGTCCTGCTGTCGCTGCATATCTTCATCAGCCTTGTAGGCGCGGATGTCGATCAGCGAGGCAACATGGCGGATGTGCGCGTACTTCAACGCCTTGCGGCTGGTGTCCAGCGTGGTTATGGGAAGCTGGATCCGGCCGCTGTTGATCTCCGTCACAAACGACTGCTCGTTGAGATTGCGAAAGTATTGCTCGCGGACTTTTTCTAGCGGGATCAGGACGTCACCGAAGATTCGATAGAGCAGTTCGACGGTGGCCGATTCGGGCGCCGGATGCAGGCGAAGCGGATTCTGTGCAGCGTTACTCATGGCCTTGTCTAGGCTCCTTGCGTTGTTGTCGTGCCGGGTGGTTCCAGGCATTCAGGCAGTGGCGTCTGGTCAGCTCGCGCAGATGTTCGGGCACTTCGAGGAGCGCGGCGTTGCGCTCCTCGCGTGTGCGCATGGCAACGATCTGGCGGGCGTACTCCCTAGGCCACGTCACGGCGATCTGCTGGGATGGCAGGAAGATCGATGTCCAACTGCTCGGCCAGCCAGCGGATGCCGGCTTGCATGACGCGGGTCGATTGGCTGTACTGCATTCCGCATTTTTCGTCATACCAGGGGCTGTCCTTGACACGCAGGTACGCTTTGTCGCGCTTCGGGTTCGCTGGCAGGTTTCCCTTGAGCAAGCCTTTTTCCCGCATGAGAGCGATCAGTTTGGGACGAGTGAGGCCGAGTTGTGTGGCTGCTTGGGCGAGGGTGCGTTCCATATCTCTCTCCTATGCTGCGTGCGCAGCTGGAGTGGCCGCTGCAGCAAGGTGATTAATGGACTCAATGACCTCTGCGTAGATCTCGGCATCGGAGTCATACAAGGTGAAGCAGCGCGTATGCGGACTCTTGTTGCCGATGCTCAAGATCGCGGTGACGCCGCGGCGTGTATGAGTACGATGCAGCGCCACATGCAGGGGAAGTTCAAAACCCATGTCGAGGCTCAGCACGCCGCCGGTGTGCACCAGTTCGAACAAGCGCTGCTTGTCCTGGGCTTCAAAGCGACCGTATTGACGATCCGCATGTGGGAGATGCACCAGATCGCTGGAGTTGCTCGCGTCGAACGGACCGTTGGCAATCTCTTCAATAAAGTCTGCCAGTTTGAGGTGCATCTTCTTGTCGTTTGGCAGGGTCAGCGTGTGGCGTTCGCTGCCCAGCTCCACGACAAAAGTGCTTACCACTGCGCCGCGCTCAGCCTTGAGACGGAATGCCAGGCATTCACGCTTCGGTGCTGTGCGCAGGACATGGTTGAAGGTCTCGGTCAGGTTGACCTGGGCGTTGAGCAGCTGCAGGGTGCGGTTGTCGATCTTGTACTTGATCATGCCGCGTGCCCTCCACCGTTTGGGTCGAAACACTTGGCAGGAGGGCGACGTTTTTTGGAGGTTTGGATGCTAATAAAAGCGCAGCCACATTCTCGGGCCAGACGACGAACCTCGAAAATGCGGCAGGGGTCAGCAATGGTTGGGTGCAAATGAATCGTAGCTTTGGTATGCATGAATTTGCCTCGCTCTGTGGTTAAAGAGTGAGTGCAAATTAGCAACAGCTAATTCATTTCGCAATAGCAAATGCTAAATTTCAGATCTCAAGGTACTTTGACGGCTTTAAGATAGCCCCTACGTACTGGATTTTCTCGACGAGCTTTTCCTCCAGGAAGATAGGAGGGTAGCTGTCGTTAATGCTATCGAACCGGAGTTGACCGTCCCGGCGATAAATGAACTCTTTCACCATTGCCCTACCATCGGTGGTCCGCACGAGGACCTCATCGCCAGTCTGATAAGCATGATTCGGTTCAATGAGCACAAACTCTCCGTTTTTGATGCGTGGATGCATGCTGCTTCCCACGACTTTCAAGCCATACGCATCGGGATCGGAACTGATAATTTCCAAATATCCATCGCCATGACCTGGAGGATATTCAAGTGCGTCGAAGTAGCCATCAGTACCCAACATAGCCTTTCCCACTACGGGTACTGGAGCAGGGCGCCGGTGCTCGCTTGCTTCCCGCTCTTCAGCTGTTCTAAGGGCGGTTTCGTTGATGGTTGCATTGAAGAACGCGGGGTGGGGCAAAACTGGAGGCTTCAGGCCAAGAGCGATCCAAGCGGCGGTGATTTGATGCTGGTCTTCGGCGGAGTAGGTTCCCGTCGTAAGCAAATCAGCAGGAATTGCGAGCTTTTTTGCAAGGTTCGTGGCAGCTCGGTCACCCAATGTCCGGTGCCCGTTTAGGATCTGAGAAATGTACGAAGCGTCCACATCTGCATGCGCTCCGGCAAAGTCCTTGAGTTGGTTTTCACCAATCAGGGCTTTAAGAATCGTGAGGCGTTTTTCGTAGATATTCATATAGGGAATCATCCGTGCTCCGTTAGCAAAATGTAAATTACGTTTTGCTATTGCGGACCGGATTAGCAGTTGCTAATCTTGTGTTGAATAGGGGGTTAGCAATGACGCTTCTCGAATACATAAAGATCCTAGACGACGTACAGCTCAAGACCTTTGCCTCTCGATGTAATACCTCAGTCGGCCAATTAAAGCAGGTTGCTTATGGCAATCGTCGAGCGAACGCAGCTTTATCCATTTCGATTGATCGGCATAGCGGCAGTCGTGTGACGTGTGAGTCGTTAAGGCCAGACATTGATTGGCAATATCTGCGAACACAGGCACCAGCTAATCACAGAGTAGAAAACGCTGCATAGAAAAAAGGCGACCCAAGGGTCGCCCAGTTTCTCCCGACAGCATCACCACAATGCTATCGGGTCGTGATGTCAGAAGGCGAGCACACCACATGCCGTCGACTTTCATCGCGTTTCCAAGGCTCGGAAGCCTTGGTGTTGCTGCCGTTCTTACCACAGAGCTGGCAGCTGTTGCGCCAGGGGTGAACAACGGATTGTTCGTCCCGGCACGGTGCCGGTGTTGGTCTTACGAACCTAGCCGGCTTTGGGCCTCTCCAGACCACGCGGCAAATGTATCACCAACTTCTGTCGCGCGGCACTGGCAACTTTTAGGATTAATGCCATGAGCCGTATCGCTCTGAGTTCTCTGGAACGGGCGCAGCGGGAAATCCTGCCGCTCGATTTAGCGCTGTACCACGCCGCTCGCGATTACCCGGGCGGCGCTGCTGCCATCGCAGCCACCACTGGCCGCAACCCGACCACGCTGCAGCACAAGCTGTCGCCAACCCACCCGAGCCACTCCATCAACATTCAGGAGTTTGGTGAGATCCTCGAACTGACCAAGGATCGCCGCATTCTCGATGCTGTGCATGCGCTGGTCGGTGACACGATCTGGCAGGAGCTAGCCGACACCTATACCAACGACATGCCCGAGACTCTCACCACCGGCATCGCCGAATACTTCCGCCAAGTCGCGGATCTCGCCGAGACCTGGGCCAAGAGCATCGGCGACGGTGTCGTCACCGATCAGGAACTCGCCGCGATTCGCCTGCAGGTGTTCCGGGGCATCCAAGGGCTGCTGGGTTTGTTCAACCGCGCCACCTACGTCAACCAGACGACGCGAGGCGCTGATCGTGGCTGACATCGCCGATTTCGCCAATGATCTGGTGCAGGAACGCATCGATCAGGCCATGGCTGCGCGCAGCGCTGCCAAAGCAGAAAGCGCTGCCCATTCTTTGCTGTTCTGTGAAGCCTGTGACGATCCGATTCCGGAAGCACGCCGACTGGCCCAGCCGGGTTGCTCGCAATGCATCAGCTGCCAGTCCCTTTCTGAGCGGGGGATTCAGCATGCTCGATGAGGTGTTGGGGCAATTCGCCGATTACGGTCTGGAGCCAGCGCAACCGCTGGTGTTCGGCAAGCTGACCCGCTGCAAGACATCGCAGGACAAGGGCAAGGAAAAGAACGGCTGGTACGTGGTCCACGAGCAGCGCACGGAGAAGGGCGACACCCTGATCTTTGGCGCCTTCGGTGACTGGCGTTCGGGCGAGACGCAGAAGATCAAGGTCAAGGCCGGCCGCATGTCGCCTGAAGAGCGTGAAGTGATGCGCGCCCGCCAAGAAGAAGCTAAGCGCCGCGCTGCCGAAATCGCGAGTAACGCTGCGCGGCGGGCCGCGAAAAGGGCGCAGGGTTTGTTCGAGCGCATGCCGACCACCGGCCGAAGCGACTACCTGGACCGTAAGCAGATCGTTGGTATCAAAGTGCGTTACGCGCCGCGCACCGGTGCGGTACTGGTGCCGATGAACAATGCCCGTGATCAGATCATGGGCCTTCAGGTGATCTTTCCAAACAAGCAGGAAGACACCGGCCGCGACAAATCCTACTGGCCTTACGGGATGGCAAAGGAGGGCACTTTCCACCTGCTCGGTCCGCACCCAGTACCGGGCGAACCGGTGCTGGTTTGTGAAGGTTACGCCACCGGCGCCAGCCTGCACATGGCGACCTCGCTCGCTGTGGCCGTAGCCTTCGATGCGGGCAACCTGTTGGCCGTGTGCAAGGTCATGCGCGAGCGCTTCGCCGGTTGCCCGCTGATCATCTGCCGCGATGACGACTGGAAGACCACCAAGCCCAACGGCGATGCGTGGAACCCGGGTGAGGAGAAGGCTAGCAACGCCGCGCTGATCGTCGGTGCCCAGGTCGTTGCGCCGATCTTCTCGATTGAACGTCACGACAAGTGGACCGACTTCAACGATCTGCACGTCGCCGAAGGCCTCGACGCGGTTCGCCGACAAGTCCTCGCGGTGGTCCGCCCACCGGCAGCCGGTGGCTGGAAAGATCAGTTGGCTCGCAGTGAAAGCGGCGCCTTGATCGCGCACATGCAGAATGTCGAACTGATCCTGGCTCACGACGAACGCTGGGCCGGGGTGATCAGCTACTGCGCCTTCAGCTCGAAGATCGTCAAGCTGCGTGCGGCGCCTTATGGCGGTGGCACCGGCGAGTGGGCCGACATCGATGATGTGCGCGTGATGAAATGGCTCGCGCAGCAGTACAACCTGCGCGTGAAGTCCTCGCACGTGATTGAGGCCGTCAGTGTCGTGGCCCACGATCACGCATTTCACCCGGTGCGTGAGTACCTGAAGAAACTCGAATGGGATCGTGTGCCGCGCCTGGAGCGTTGGCTGACGGATGTCATGGGGGTGAAGGCAACGGATTACACCTCCAAGGTCGGCAAGCGCTGGATGATCTCGGCCGTGGCGCGGGTGATGAAGCCCGGCTGCAAGGCTGACTCGGTGATGATCCTCGAAGGCGTGCAGGGCGCCGGTAAGTCGACCGCCATGAGCGTGCTCGGCGGTGAGTGGTTCATGGACACGCCGTTTGCCCTCGGTGACAAGGATGGCTTTCAGGCGATTCGCGGTAAGTGGATTGTCGAGCTCGGCGAGCTGGACAGCTTTAACAAGGCTGAGAGTACCAAGGCTAAGCAGTTCTTCTCGGCGTCCACCGACACCTACCGCGAAAGCTATGGCCGCAGAACATTGGACGTGCCACGCCAGTGTGTTTTCGTCGGTACCACCAACCAGGACGAGTACCTCAAGGACGCCACTGGTAACCGCCGTTATTGGCCGGTGGCATGTACCAAGGTCGACGTGGCGTTGCTGCGCGAGATCCGCGACCAGCTGTGGGCCGAAGCGATGTTTTGCTTTGAGGCCGGCGATCTCTGGTGGGTAACGCGAGAGGAAGCGCCGATGTTCAGCGAGGAACAGGACGAACGCTTTGTGGTGGACGAATGGGAAACGCCCATCCTGACCTGGCTCGAAGAGTCGCAGATCGGCGAGACCACTACCGGCAGTGAAGTGATGAGTCAGGCGCTCAAGCTCGATCCCGGTCATTGGGGCAAACCCGAGCAGATGCGCGTGGGAGCGATCCTCCATCGACTGGGCTGGCGACGTTTCCGTTTGGGCGCCTTGAGCAAGAGCGGCCAGCGGCCCTGGGCCTACAAGAAACCGGATGGTTGGGGCAGGGCGCCTGTGCTGGAACAACCGGAGTTTGAGGAGCCGTGCTTCGATGATTAAAGCGATCGATATGGCTCTCAAACAATGGGCGCAGGAGCTGCACAGCGACGAGGTGGCCGCCGGTTACTCGGGCGGCAATATGGTCGCCATGATGATGGAGAGCGGTGGCCAGCTCGTGCGCGGCAGGCGTGGGAGCAGGGTGCCGCTGGAAGCCTCTCTGGACATCGAGCGTATCGTCAAGAAACGCCTCGATCCCGAGTTGAAGACGGTGGTGCAGGTGCATTACTTCCAGCCTGATGCGCCTTTGACTGCGCGTCTGGCCGAGAGTGGCTGCACACGCAACCTTTACTACCAGCGCCTGCATGACGCTCACATCGTGGTCGAGCACTTCCTCTTGGGGGAAGCGGCTTGAACGTGGGCATTACTCTGGCTCACGCCGTCCCACTGGCCTGCCTCCGTCCCACTGCTTTTTGCGGTGGTGGGACGGGCGCAGGCCCCGTCGTTGTTGGGCTGTCCCACCGTCCCACCTTTTTCATGCCTCCCGCCCGTGTATGCGTAGCGGGCATCAATGCGCGTGTTCACGCGCACGCGTGTTTTTAAATATTCTCTCTATACACGAGAAAGGAGAGTTAAAAGTAGGACGGTGGGGCTAAGCCCCAATCTACGGGGCTTTCAGACGTCCCACCTTGTTTTAGAGAGGTGGGACGCATGGGACGCCAGAAAAGCAAAAGACAGCCGGGATAGATATTCACCGACATTCGCCAGCTGTTCACCGGGCGTAACCCACACATTCACTGGATGGCATTAAAACGGCCTTGCTGCCACCAGAATCGACCTGTAAAAAGGGGCCATCTTCGATGGGTGCGACCGCAAAGCGCGGCAGGCCACCCACCACCTGACCCGGCCATTGCGCCGGGTCTTTTTGTTTAAGGGGCAGGGCAATGACGAACGAGCAACAGGCACTGGCAGAGATGCCGATCTGGTTGGTGATTGCCCTGTCATTGGTTGGCGGTGTGTCCGGCGAGATGTGGCGCGCCGACAAGGACGGGGCGAGAGGCTGGGCATTGTTGCGCCGCCTCGCACTTCGGTCCGGTGCCTGCATCGTGTGCGGCGTGTCAGCGATGATGTTGCTGTTCGGTGCGGGCCTGTCGATCTGGACAGCCGGCGCCCTCGGTTGCCTGACTGCGATGGCCGGCGCCGATGTCGCCATCGGCTTGTACGAGCGCTGGGTGGCCAAGCGGCTGGACCTGAGCGAGGCCGAGCCGAAGGCATGAGCCGGGCAGGCCCGGGAGGGCGCCGATTTTTACGGGTCCTCCCTGAAGGCCGCCCCCTACACGGGTTATCGAACTCGCGGAATCTCTCTAGCTGAAACCTTCGCAGGGATGTCCGTCTTTCCAAGTGCAAGACATCACTCAGCACTGATAACGATCACGTATGTGCTGGTTGTAATACGAACCCTTGGATACAGCCGCTATCAACCCGTTATATACGTCTAGGGGGACGTTGCAGAAGTCGTAAGTGTGGCCTTGTTGAAAACAGATCCTCATCCGTTTCGTGCTTGGATCGTAGCCAACGGCGGTGATTGCATCGGAACGCACGGCAATCATTTCCAT